CATGCAAGGGTTAGTTTCTTACCAGGGCATTTAGTGGATAAGACTGAAGTAAGTGCTCATGACTTTTATGATAAAGAGCTCTTTAAGACTGTAGAGAATGAGATACCTGAAGAAGAGTTAATGAAGATTCAGTTCAATACATACACTGAAACACCTGAACTATTACAACAGGATATGAGTCTTAATACTAGTGAGTTTGACTATACTGAGCAATACTATCATTCAGGTTTATTAAAGAGTAATTGCCGTGTTACAAGTCAACCAGACTGGGGTGATGTATATATCTATATGAAATCTAACTCTATTGTAGATAAGGTTTCATTGTTAAAGTATATCGTATCATTTAGAGATGAATGTCACTTCCATGAAGAGATTTGTGAATGTGTGTATAAACGTTTACACGACATCTTTAAACCTACAGAATTATTTGTAATGTGTTTATATGCACGTCGTGGTGGTATAGATATCAATCCCGTAAGAGCATCTAGTCAAGAACTAATGTTCAAACTAAGTAAGAACTTATACGATATCTACGGACCGCACGTGAAGACATCCAAACAATAAGACAATAAGAAACCCGATATCTTTCGATATCGGGCTCTTTTTGTAAGTAAGCTTGATCTTAGAAGTATACTGCCTGAGTTGCAGGAGTAAAACTTTGACCGAGGCCACTAACGAGGATGACGTGGTAATAAAGACTTGCACCGAAAATGTTATCTACAACACCATAACGTGTTAATAGACCAACTCTTGGAGCAAAGTCGTTCTGACCGATCGTGCGCTGAACCATAACTGGAATGTATGGGCAGTAGATAATACCTGTGTCGTAGAACTCAGGTCCTTTATAGCCTAATAGGGCATATTCAGGACGTGCGCCTGCGGTACCATTAGGTCCTACAGTGCCGTATTCACCGGCCATATAGTTACCATCGGTACGTGTATCACGATAAACGTTGAAACGTCCACCGAGGTTACCTACTTTAGCAACGCCAACAGGCTGTGTATTTACATTACCTTGAACTGGTACCCATTGGAATTCAGGTAACATTTCGAGGATAGCTGCAACGCGAGGTGTAGCAACAACGAAGTTAGCTGCTCCACGACGGTTACGAACTGCAATACGATTTGCTTCAATAATTAATCTCTGATAGAAGTCACGATTACGTTCTACTAACCAACGGCCGTCAGCAGAAGCTGGCGACCATACAGAATAACCATTACCGAACCCAGCATTGAGTGCGATTTGGATCATTCTGATTAACATTTCACGGTCGATTTCTGCCTGAATTTCGTACGACATAGCGTTCGTTAATTCAGTATCGATATCAATACCGTTCATGTTCTTCAAGTCTTGTTCGAGTTCAACTGACCAGTTAGCACCTAAGCGTCTTGTACCGGCTTCAACTGCAGTCTTTTCAAATGTTACTTCGAATGTAGGAATTGCGTTCGTTAATTCGTAGTTTTGTAAGAGAGCAGCGATACCTTGGTCTACTGACTGTGTGCCAGCAGGACCACCTGTAATCCACTGTGTTAAGGTACCATAAGCACCTTGTGAACCAGATAGATAAGCAGCGGTAGTACCGGTATAAGCGGTCTGTAAGTACTGATATCCAGCTTCATTACCTGCTGCTTCAGCCAAGATTGATGGCTGAGAAGGAGGATAATTTGTACCAGAACCTGCACCGTCATTTGTTCCAAGGGTTTGACCCGTGTAACGGTAACGTAATGCAAATGCTAGTCCAACTGGACCGGCCATTGGTTGAACACCAACGATCTCGTTTGTGATTAACTCGGGAAAAGTACGTCTAATCATCGGAATCAAGATCTTCGGTAGACGGAAGTCACCTGTTGCGTATGTGTCTGTACCTTGTGTACCTGTAACTGTTGTACCGGCATACATTGTAGCTGCATTACCAACTGCACCTGGGTTACCAGCACGATTAATGCCAGATGAACCTGGGTTATAGTTTGGACCTGCTTCACGAATACACCACTGCTCTTGGTTCTCAAGTAGCATAGCTGTATTCAAGCGTGTGTGATCGTCTTCGATTGCTGCAACACTCTTTGAAGTATAATCGAGCACTGGTGCCCATTTTTCAAGGAGAGCTGCTGCTCTTGTTTCATCGATATAGGCCTGTGTAGGTCTAATTGATTTCATATTTGTTATTTTCCTTTATAATCTATAATAATCGACCCCAAAACCATTGTGAGTGGTTAGGTAACTCAGGAGATAACCTTTTAGAAAGTGTTTCTTAGTACTTACTTAATTCTTTTAAGTAAGGAGAGAGTGTAACGTCTTCATTGATCACTTCTGCTTGTTCAAAAACAACGCGATCGACGTTTGTACTCTCGGTAAGAGCTTCTTCTTTTAAGGACTCAAGTCTGTTATTGCTCTTCTTATCAAACAACTTTAAAGTGTAATCAAAGTTCTCTTTAATGAACTCTGGTGACTTATTAGAAAATACTTTCTTAATGTATTTCTTTTGTTGTTCGTCAAGATTTTGCGTACGCTGTTCGATTACTAAACTTGCCTTAATGGCATTTAGTTCATCTTTTAGCGTTGCATTCTCGGCAACGACAGACTCAAGCTTGCTAGAAGCTTCATTTATTTGGTTTCTTCCGTCAAGAATTGCTTCTTTAATACTCTCTTTTTGTAGAGCAGCATCGACGGCCAAATGGGATCTTAGATTTTCTAGAACTGTAATAGCTTTCTTATTACGTACAGCCTCTTTAATTTCTTCAGCTGGTACTGTTTCTTCTAGATATGTATCTAAATAATCACTGATAGATTCAACTAACTGTGATTTGAAATTGTTTGCATCTTCAGTAAGAATCTTTTCATACTTGTTGATGACTATTTTGAGCTTTTCTGCTCTATCTGCATCCACTGCTTCAACAACTTTTTCTAATTTGGTTGAGTGGTCAGCATCAATTGCTTCTAATAATTGGGAAAGCTTCTTGCTGTATAATTCATCTTGTTCGGCTAGTGCCTTTTCAACGTGAATTTGTACTTTTTCTTGGACCTTGCTGTTAATTGCGTTTTGAATCTCGGTCATTGATTCTGGAGTTAAATCTTTTAAGGTTTCCATATTAGAAAATGTTGCTATTATTATTTATTATCTTACGTTTAATTTTTTCATTAACGCTCGCTTTAAGATAGTCATTTGCTTGTTTAAATCTTTGATCAAGCACTGCAGCGATAAACTTTTTAATGTCTTTCTTCATCGTTATAATTTATTTATGAAAGATAAGATGGTTTGACGTAAGTATTCGTCTTTATTCTTAAGAGGAAGTGTACTAATACCTTTTTCAAATTTATCATATAGTTCAGCAAATGATCCATCTGCTTCTAATACATATTGCTTACTTTCAAGAATTCCATTAACAAAAGCTTTATCAAAGCTAGGATCTGCTACAACGTCAACGGCTACTAATCTAAAGTCTTTAACTCTGTTAACGCCATTTGACTCTGCAACTAATTGACCTAAACCTCTTGTACTAACACCAATTTTAACACCGTCTTCAATAAGACTACGAACAATTAAACCTGTTGGTGTTGATAAAATCTTGCTCTTACCGTAAAATACGTTACCATCTTGCTTTAACTCTGTAATGATATGACAAGCACGAGTTAAATCTACATCTGCTGTTGTTGGATGGTTTAGCTCACCCATTGCTCTACCCTCTTTAATCATTTCACGGGTATAACGATCGACTTCCGTTTTCATTTCATTTAGTGAGTAGATTCTACGGTTACGATTAGCACCTTCAGCCATCATGAAAGGTCCTTTTATATAGTAGTTTCTTGGTTGGTTAGAATTCTTTTCCTCAACGATATATTCAAAATCGTTGTTATTTGTAGGTGTTTCTACAATAAGTTTAAAACTCATATGTTATTATTTATTATCGCGCGTGCCTAATCAACGGATGCCTAGCTCTTTTTCCGTTAATATAACAAATTGACAGCCTTTCTTTTCTGCCCACTTTTTAGCAGCCTCCCATTTGGCTTGATTAGTTATCCAAGTAGTCTGTTCATATAACATAGTAGATTGCTTTTTTCTTGAATTTGAAATGGGTTTTGCTACCTGTTTACTTGGTTTTATTTCTATTAAAAACTTCTGTTTCTCTCCTTTACTATCTTTAAACACTACATAGTTATCAACAAAGTATCTATGCACTTTATTGTCTAGTGGGTTGATGTAAGGTATGATAACATTTTCACTACCCCAAGCTAATACATTTTCATTGAGATCAGCCCATCTAAAAAACTTCAATTCCCAACTTGATCTATATTGAGGATAATTACTACCAACGTACTTACCACTATTTTGTGGTCTAAAGATACCCTGCTTAAAATAGGTTTCCATTACATCTGGTATAGAGGTCTAATTACATCTGCTTCTGTAGTTTGACCATCCTTTAACTTATTGATACTGATCATTAAATCAGCTTTATGGTCACCGGATAGTTTAGTATCATTTACAGCATGTTTAGCTTCTTCAAATTTCTTTTGTTTAATTAATGCAATAACTTTCATTAATGCAGGATCTTTTTTCTTCATCTCAACTCTACCTTTAGTGGGTTCGTTGATTGTTTTTGATCTTTGTGATTTACCCACAATATAATTAAATGTTCTTTCTGGACTATTCAAGAGGTTATTTCTTTGAATATCAGTTAATACTGTTTTATAAATTGATAATAAATGAAACGCTGGGTCAATACCTTCTTGCATTTCACTCTTAGCAAATTTTGATAGTGGTTCAAACTCTGTTTTTCCTCTATAAATGTCATTAAGGAAATTTATAGCAGCTTTTTCATCTGGACCTTGTCCTGCTATATCTACATCCTGTAACGATTTAAATTCACCACTATTAGCTTGTTTTAATCTCTCTACAAAATTTGTTGATCCTTCTTTAATTAAATCTTGTACTGCATCTAAAGTATCTTGTCTAGCTGCTTCACATTTTGTCTTCCATTGACCAGCTAATTGTTCATGTTCTTTAATTTCTTTAATTAACCAACTTTCATACGACACACCTTTTCTAGTAATTGGTCTTAGTCTCTGTCCTCTAAACTCTTTACTCTTACCATACATAGAAAGTTCACCTTTGTTTCGAAGTTTTGTTCCTGCTGTGGAAAGACCACCTCTTACGTTTTCCAATTCTTTGTACAATCTCTTTGTATAAGCTTCTTCAGCTTTCCATTCATGATGTAAACTACTATAGTGAGACATCACTCTTTGAAGTTCTTTACCAGCTTCTGGATCACTAGCAGCAACGGTTAAAGCAATCTTTATTAGTCTACTAGCTTCAGCTGCTATGTATCTTCCTTTATCTGGTGTTAGGTTAACTTCTGGTTTTCTAACTTCAGGGTTTTCAATACCAGTGCTTTTACGGAACCCAGCAGGTCCAGTAGCTACAAATTTGTTAGGATCTTTACCTTCTTTCTCGGTAATTAGACCAGCGAGTTCACTAAACTTCATGTTATTATTTATGATTAAGCTACCCAGAACATTGGTGGTTCGTTGTCGCCAAAGCCAGGTGCACCTTCATATAGCTGTCTTTCAAGTTCTTTCTTTTCTTCTAAACCTTCAGCTAACATATCAGCATTTACTTGACCACCACCGAATAGCGATGTACCTGTAAATTTACCTCTTACTCTACCTAAAGTGATTTTACTCAATGCTAAAGCATATTGATACACCCATTGTTCCTTAATAACATCTCTCAATGCTCTTTCTACGTAACATTGAATGACTGCATAGTATTGAATTGTTTGATACTGTGATTGTTGTGGTTGAGGATATAGTCTCATAATTTGAGTCCTATCATCAAAATCCCAACTTGGTTTAGTAGCAAGGAGCTTTTCCCTATTCTTTAACCAATCCTTTAATACATACCAACTGATTAAGTCAAACCCATAATTACCCATCGAGTAACTGAAATACGTTTGTTGCGCTAACGTCTGCTCAATGGTAAACAAAGTATTAATGCCTGACGTAGAACCTTCTTCTAAGTCTACTACCGCAATTACTTTACGGTAATCCATTATATCGTAGTCAAAGCTATTCAAATAATTTGGATTGTTTCCATCAACTGGTGAACCTAATTGTGTTATATTGTTCTTTAAACTTGGAGTAAAGTAAGGTGATAAATCAATTTGTGTTTGTGTTGCAGATATAATTTGATTATATGTGGAAAGACTTACAACTGTATTAGTAAAGATACCATACTGATAAGAAGCAGATAAAGCTGAACTACTTAAGAAGTAACTTCCTGGTATAGCGCTATTAGCTGTAAAAACATTATTATTATCGTTTACATACTTGCTAAACAAAGGGTTACCTCTTTCTGTTCCATTTATATTTGGATCAAATAGATCTAACTGTGCAAGATATGTTGAATTAGCTTGTGCTGTAAACAACGTATCTAACTTTATACCATAGTTTGGTATATAAAGATTACTATTAAAGATTAGATACTCTCTAGTATAGCCTGCAAACTTAGTAAACATTTCGCAAGCAATACTAATATTATCATTTAACTGATCTATATGTAACTCAACGTTAACTGTAGGAAAACCTAATGACCTTAATATTCTTTGCCCTACAGCATTGAACGAGGTCATTTTACTTGATAAGTTAGAACTCTGAAATGCTGAGATTGGGGTTATTGCGCAACGATTTGGTATTGCCATGGCTTATAATATTTAAGTTGCTGGTGCTGGAGCTGCTTCAGCTCCCCCTGCTGGTGCTGCTTCTCCACCGGCTGGCGGTGCTGCTTCTGCTCCTGCTGCTGGTGCTCCAAATGCTGGTGGGGTTGTTGAAGTACCTGCTGGTGCACCTGCTCCAGCTTCTGCTGGTGCTGCTCCTGCGCCTGCTCCACCTGTCATTTGATCTCTCCAATTAGGGCCACCTGCTAAAATCTGATTTAATTCCCATTCAAGTTCCTTATCTTTACGTAAGAACTCTCTATTAGCTTTAATATCAATATCGTTCCAACCTAATAGCTTCTTTTGAGCATAAGTTTGAGATATAGATGCATTACTTGCTAAGTTATTAAAGTTTGTAACCTTAAGTTCCATCTTTTGATTTTCTCTTAACTCGTAGAAGTTTGTCGGTACGTTAAACTCAATATG